CACGTAAAACATAGGTCCATTCTTTTCACAGTCTAAACGTAGAGGCGCCAACCTTTTACGGGTCAAGCTAAATAAACGTATTTCATTTATTAATTGATTTGGTCTGTTCATTCAGTTCTATTAATTTCGCAGATAAATAAACTGACAAATCGAGAGCCTCCTCCAGAGCTTCCTTGAGCCAATCGTAGCCCGAGTTCTGGACGATGCCGTGGCCGTACTCCTTCCGGCCTTTCTCCATGCGCTGCTTGATAAGAGCGATGATCTCATCGTTGCAGTCCATTCTAGTTTCTCCTGCTGTTGTTTTTAAATAAGGATCCTGTATTTACTACTGAATTGTTATTCTTGAAAAAAGCCTTTCCAGGTCCAGACAATCGACCGTTATTGTGATTCTCAGCACCTTTCCAAAATCTCTCATGTCTCTTTGCAGCAATGACATTCTGGGTATTTCTTCCACGGGGCTTGGCAGCGTAAATGAGGCTACCTGCACCCACTATTGAATTCGACCTGGGATAACGTCTAGAATAGGCTTTAGCGCGTTCCACCGAATTATTATTCATTTTTTTAGTGAAATTTCTTCGTAAATTCTCTTCTGGGTAAAGTTGCTTGTCCAACACTTCATCTGGGTTGAATATGACAAGTTCAGCTCCAAATTTGTTTCGACCACCGCTTCCATGAAAAGGTGATCTCACGGCAGGTGACCATATCCCGTCATATTTGTCTGAAAATTTGTTTCTCAAAAGTCCATATGTTTTTACATTCATATTTAGGATGCTAATTCGTCCAGCGCGTATAGGATTTCCTTGGCTATTTTTCCATATACTATTTATTTGATTCATTGACTTGCTCGTCACCATTCCTGTAACCGGATCGTAATTTTCCATAAGTCCTCTGTATTTCGAAAGAAAAGCCTGCCATGCAAAACTCGACATTTTCATGTATTGATTAAAGTATGTATTTGTAGGTCCCCCCCACGTATGTTCTAGTAGCTTCCTTAAATTGTCGCTAGTATTTGGGTTTTCAATGAGTTTCTTGACGGTTGCATAAGTGAGCTTGAGGAGCTTCAACTTGCGTTTAGGCTTGTACAGAGCCACTGTACCATAAGTCGCTGCGTTTGTAGAACTCTTCGTGAGCCAAAAGAGTTTAGACCTGTACGATCTATTGACTAGATTGAACGGGCCTAGGTTTTTGATACCCTTGAATAGAGGCCGACCCTTTTCAATATAAACGTGATTCATCTCTAATTTTATTTTACTATTTTAATTGAAGATACCTGGTCGTTCCATGTTTTACCTGTTTTGCCGGGCATAGAATTATCCGTCAAGCATGGCTTATCAGTGGCTATACCAAATGATTTACCTTTGAAGTCATTATCTTCAAATAAAATAACCTTCAAGCCTGCTGGAATCTTGAACGAGCTTATAGAGTCATTTGGTAATCCTATAACGTCTGAATTGCGATAGTTTCCTAGGCCGAGTTTAACTGATTTTCCGCTATAATTGCAGTCAGTAAATATCTCAACTTTGGGCTCTTCGGCCGCCGGCTGTGACACTGGGTCAGCCGACGACACGAAGCGCCTGAGGATCAGGCCCAGCAAGACACCGAACAAGAATGCGATGACGATCGCAGCCTTCATTTATATTTAGCAGCAGATTTTTTCAAATTCATCAAGCTCGGGAACTCGAACTCTGGCTCTGCTATCTCCTCCTCGGCCGGCTTGGCCTTGGACCAGCTGACCTCGTAACTCACAGGGCCAGCCACCGTCACGAGGTACCCCAGCCTCACGAGCTGCCTTCCCATGTACTTGACGGCAGGGCCTATCTCATAACGGGGATACCCTATCATAAAGGCTGGCACGACAAGCACAGTGGATTTGAATCCTAAATCAAAACTCGACTTAATTTTCCTCGAAAATTGATCCAAGATTGCCCTGTAAATTTCCTTTTTAATATCGAGTCTCTTCTTTTCTTGGGTCGCTATGTCCCTGGCGGAGAGCGGTTTGCTTTCCATCTAATTTTCAAGCTGAATTAAAAACGGGTGCTCCATACGCAACGATGTCTCCTGTACGCACTGGAGATGGGCCTGAGGCCGTCGATCCCTGGGGGGTCACGAAGTTGGACTGGGGCTGGTTGGTCAGGAATGCACGCACGTCAGCATCGCGCTGCATGTTGGTCTCGAACGCAGCCTTGGCCTTGTCAGACAGGACAGTGGGCTCGGGCTCGGGCGTCTGCTGCGCCTTGTAGTTTTCAATTGCCGACTTCAATTGTGAATCTAAATTGGCGTTGATGTCTTCGTACTTTCTGTACGTGTCTGGGCGGAACCCAGTGAAACCAGCGTCGAAGGAATCCACCTTGGCTGACTCGGTCATGTTGATCATATTGACCGAGCCGTCCTCGAACACCTTGGCCTGGACGTCATACTGCGTTCCAAAGTAGCCCTGGGTATTCATAAACATGAAACGGGCAGAGTACTCGTCAGGGCCCGTCTTGTTGATGAAGAGGGTCTCGAGGGGGTACTCGTCCGGCTTGGACTTTTGGATCTTCTCGATGATCACCTGGATTATGTCGGGATGGACACCCTGCTTCTGGTCAGCAGCCGTGTCGTACTTGTCCTCGTCTGAAAAGCGCAAAAAGACCCAAACCAAAATTGCGGCGAAGATGAGGACTATCAGCGCCTTGTCCATTACACTTACGCGCGAAAAATAATACAGGAACAAAAAACCACACATATAAATAGATGGCTCTCTTGGTCTATTCCGACAGGTGCCAGTATAGCCATGACATACTCAAGTACATCCAGGGTCAGCCTGCGCTCACTCCTATAATCAGGTTCTGGAACGTCACGGTTCAGGGCGTGCCCCACCAAAGGATAACACGCGTGCCAACCCTCGTCACAGACGAAGGCAAGATGCTCGTAGGCTCTGAAGTCAAGGCGTGGCTCGAATCTATGGTCCCCTGTGACTTTGAGTCGTGGGACAACGTGGGATACTGCCAGAACCTCGATGGCTCCGAATTCGATGGATCCATCTTCGAACTCGACAAGTACGGCACGAGCCTGCAACCCAAATTAACACCGGAATTACAAGAGAAAATTAACTCGAACCCTTCACAGGCTTACCAAAAAAGATCTGCAACATAAGTAATGGAAGAGATAACTCTTAGAAACGGTAATGTCAATGGCCTTTACCACAACAGACTCGAGAATATATCATATAAAATCAAAACAAACGGCTCGTATGTTCTAGTAAATCCATCAACCTTGGCCAATCTTTTGAAGAAAGACATAGCCAATCTCAATAGGTATCTCAACTCGCAGAGAGGCAACCTTGGCGTCAAAAACCCCTTTACACGCGGGCAACTCGCGGGCTCAAACATCTCCAAGGTTAGAATAGTTGGGAACAGGCCCCCACCGTCCCCCGCCAAAAACCTGACGCAGCTCATGGCGAACATGCGCTTCACCGCCGCACCCCCTCCACCAAACGCCGCAGCGCTCGCCGCCGCCGAGAGAAACAGCCGCAACGCCCTTCAACTCTTGCTCGAGGCGGCAATTGCAGAATTTAGAAAGGGTATAAACTCGGGAAATTTGCCCGTGAATAAACTCAATAATGGGAGCCACCTGAACGGTTACATCAGAGGCAAGGGCATGATAGTCCCTGGAAATAACCAACAAATGATAGAGATGGCAAAGATAGCATACAACAGCAGCAGAAGAGGAATGGTCAATAGGACCCGTGCGGCCCGAACAGCCGTAAGTGCCCGTCAAGCAATAAACGAGTCGAGAAATGCCGTAAGACGGACACTTTTTTAGATAAAGATTATATTTCCTAATTTCCCAATGAAATTGAAGACGATACAGGCCTCGGCCGTCAAGGCTGTTTTCGAGGTTCTAAAAGACATCATCAATGATGTGAATGTCTATTTCACTCCCAAGGGTGTGAGCATCGTGACCCTCGACACTGCCCGCGTGACGCTCGTCCATATGAATCTGAGCGCCGACAACTTCGAGGAGTACGAGTGCCCCGAGCCAGTCACAGCCGGTCTGAACATGGGCAACATGTACAAGCTCCTCAAGTCTGTGAGCGGTCAGGACACTCTCAGTATGAAGATCACTGGACGGGACTATATGACGATGACCATCGAAAATCACGTCAAGAAATCTTTTACTAATTTTAATCTAAAATTGCTGGACATAAATGACGACGTGTTGGACGTGCCTGACATCACTATGGACGTAATCACTACTATGCCCTCGATCGACTTTCAGAAGATCTCCAGGGACATGGGGAACCTGGCCAAGGAGATGACCATCCGTCGTACGGAGAATACACTGGAGTTCAGCTGCAACGGCGACTTTGCCAACCAGACCACGTCCATCGAGTACCCGGAGAAAATCGAGTGCAACGTAGGCAACATATTCAGCCTCAAGTACATCAACCTCTTCACCAAGGCGACCAGCATGTGCTCCAGCGTCCAGATCATGCAGGACTCGACCGGTGACGACAAGCCCATCATCTTCAAATACACCATCGCCAACCTCGGAGACCTAAGGTTCTACCTGGCCCCCAATATTGATGAGTGAAGGGTCACGATGGACGATCCACACACGGGTGAAATACATGAGCACCCTAAACTTTGAACCTACAAATCCAACCTTAATTTGAGGAATCCAATGTTGTTCAATTCCTATAAATTTGAACAACCTTTGCCTCATATAAAAGATAATCACTAAAATTAGTGTTATGGAAGCACATTACAACACTCGAATAAAGGACTGTCAGACTGAGGCCGAGTTGTGCGAGTATCTCCTGACGGCCGTGCCTCACATCCGGGAGTACGTCAATGAGTCTGTTGAAAAGTGCGTCACGACCCACAGCGTTCTGGGGGTCGAGCTCAAGGTGCGGCAGGGGGTCCAGCGCAAGGAGATTTACAAGAATTACCTCCTTGATGTGGAGAATGAAGGGTTCGAGTCACGTCGTTCTGAGTACTTTTATCAGCCGTGCAAGGGCTGTGGGAAGATGCACACGAAGATCCATGACGACGTCCAGGGTGACGAGATCTGCAGGGAGTGCGGACACTCCGAGTTTGTCCTCGGGGACGGCGTCGGCTTCAAGGAGGAGCAGGAGATGGAGAAGAATGTCGTCTATAGCTACAAGCGTGAGAATCACTTTAACGAGTGGGTCTCGCAGTTCCAAGCCAAGGAATCCACGAGCGTCCCCGCCGAAGTCCTAGACCAATTAAGATCTGAATTTAAGAAACAGAAGATAAAAGACCTGTCCGAAATTACCCACGAGAAAGTAAAGGCTCTCCTTAAAAAGCTCAATAAATCCAAGTACTATGAGCACGTGCCTTATATAACCACGATCCTCAACGGGATCCAGCCACCCACGATGCCCCAAGCACTCGAGGACAAACTCAGGCTTATGTTTTACCAAATTCAGAAACCATTTGAGAAACATAAACCTCCTAATCGCAAAAACTTTTTAAGTTATTCCTATGTTCTGTACAAGTTCTGTGAGCTCCTCAGTGAAGATGACTATTTGCCCTGTTTTCCCCTATTGAAATCAACTGAGAAGCTCCATGTCCAGGACACAATTTGGAAGAAAATTTGTGAGGAATTGAAATGGGAGTACATTAGGACCGTCTAGTCCTTCCCAAAGTACTCAACCTCCACGACCGATGAATCCACTGGGAAATTGACTAGGAACCCCTGGTCGCACCCTGTGAGCTCCATGTACTTCTGGAGCTGCGTGCGGAAGGCGGGCGTGAGGCGCGCAACCGACTTGAGCTCAACGATCATCTTGTTGTCAATTACGATATCGGCCCGCATGAAGCCGACGAAGGTCCCATCGTAATTGACAGGCAGGACACGCTCCGTCTCGTAGGGGATGGAGCGCTTGCGCAGAGCAACCTCGAATGCATTGTGATAAACGCGCTCGGAGTAACCAGGGCCAAGAGCACGCCACACACTCTCGGCGATATTCTTTACCGTGTCAGTCATTAATTAGTTTAGTCATCTAGTCTTTAATTCCACATTCCACCCTGTCTATTTGGTACATAATTGTTATTTCCATATCTGGCGTATCCCCTTTGGGCTCGACGCGCCTTCACCGCATTATTATACGTCATGATCTTTCCGTTGTACATGACATACACGGTGTTGTTGTTGGCACTACGAGGCCTGGGAGCAGCTGGCCGACCGCGGTTGTTGATGGCTTTTCTGGCGCGGCCGGCCCAGCGACGAGCCCCGCTCTTGGCTGCCGCGATTCCACGCAGTTGTCTGAGGACTGCATTGATGCTACGGGGTGGTGGCGCACGCGTGTTATTGCTACGGCGCGCAAATGGATTTCTCAACTTGAACATTAATATAAATTAACATTTTAATTTCCAGTGTCTTTTTGAATCCTGTAAAATATGTACTCTAGGTCAAGGAATAGCATCTCGATATTCTTTGTGATAATTTCTTGGTAAGAAAACTTGGGGTTGAGCTGTTTGCACAGGCCCTCGAGCAGTGAGTACGTGCGCAGGATGGTGAGCGTCGTCGTGTCCAGCTCAACAGGCACAAACCGCGCCTTTTCACGGATCTCCGGTGAATTCACTGTGAATGACGTCAGGTCTAGGGTCCGCAAGTACTCGAAGTACTGCTTGATAAAGATCTTAGTGACCTCCTTGTCTCGCACGATCATCCCCATCTTTATCATGTTGTCGAGCACCAAGTCCAGGTTTTCAGTCTGGACCCCATAGACAAAGTCGCGGATGGCAGTCTTGTACGTATTTGTAATGTTAATTACATTTCCAAAATCATAGAGGACTATGGCGTCAGACTTCATGTCCATGCCCATGTTGCCGGTGTGTAGGTCTCCGTGGATGACCCCCTCATAAAGCAGCTGCTCGAGGAACATGTTGATGAGTCTCTCAGCCTTGAAGGGACTGACCAGAGGTCGGCTCGGCGTGTAGTCCATCACGATGACGTCCTCGCTCGACAGGCTCGAGTAAGGCTTGGGGATCTTCACGTCATCCCTGTCACGATACACATCCCGGAAGAAAGATAGGTTTCTAATTTCATTCCTAAAATCAAGCTCTGAAAGGAGACCCTTTTCGAATTCGTTCAGCCAGGGATTTACGAATTCCATTCCAAAATTAGGAATCAAAGACAGAATGGATGCACCCGACTTGACGAGAGCCAGGTCATTCTTTATCTGAGCCTCTATTCCAGGTCTCTTGAACTTGAGCACTATCTGTTTGCCCTTGAGCTTCCCGAGATGCACTTGAGCGATGGAGGCACTAGCAATCGGTTTTGGATTTACATCTAAAATTCCCTTGGGGATCTTGGACCTGACGAGTTCAAAATCAAACGGGGTCACGTTGTCTCTTAGGGGAGCTAATTCCGATGAAAATTCCTTTCCAAAAATGTCTGGTCTATTGGAAATGAATTGGCCAATCTTGACGTAGGTTGGGCCGGCGCCATCGAGTGTTTGGCGCAGCCACTTACCACGGTCTTTTTGCGATACAAATTTAAGGCCTATACCTATCTCGAGAGGCCTGATTACTCTCGGGGACCAGAGGCCCATTAATATTAAAGACCTATTTTCTTTGAGAATTTAAGCACGAAAACAAACCCCCTCACCAGAAAGGCACAAACATGTCTGTACATGATATTTTTACAGATCTTTTTCGGGCTCAATCTCCGTGTCGTCGGTCCAGAGGTCGCTCGTCTTGGCAAAAAAGTCGGAAACAAACTGGGCGTCATCCTTGGCAGTCTTCTTCACAGCCTCGTGGAGCGTCTTGAGGGTATCCATGCGCTTCGACTCAGCGACACGACGCGCACGAGCCAGACGCTTAGGAAGGCGCGGCCCCTCTGGCTTGGGTGGAACGGCACAGGCTCTAACTAGCATTTATATTTAACAAGTTTTTATTCCTTAATAGTATGTTGTGGTTTGGACACCTCATATTCACCAGGCTAGCGTTCGGTATCTGGTCGATATGGGCTGTGGCTCCGGACATACCGATGGCACTCGTTCTGTCACACTACCCCCAATCTTGGTCGGAAATTAGATTATGGTGGCTATACGATTTTCTGTACAAAATTCCCCATTCATTTTGGATTCTAATTTTGGTTCCAAATTCATTCCGAAAAATATACACCTTCCATATCCTGTGTGATATCTTCAGTCATACAGGTGAATGGTCTATCCAACCCATGTACCCATTTAGGTTTAAAATTCATGGGTACTGGGACCCTGTCACTTGGGTCTAGCGAACACTATGTTCGGGCGCGCCACGAGAGCACCGACCGTGGTCTTGCCCGACTTGTGAGCTGGGTTATAAAGAGGATTCTTTTTGGCCCACACGTTGGTATGTGGTTCGAAAAACGGGTTGTGCGTGGTCGAGCCTAGCACCTGACTTGGCATGGTGAAATGCACCGCCATCCTACTATTTCTTAGAAAA